GAACCGGCAGGCCCTGACCCCGCACCCAGCATGGCAGCGTCCCTCCCCGATTCCACATCGGGGGCTCGGATTGGGCGTCGCCAGCATCGACCTGCGCAAGGCGCATCTCACGCGGCCATACGGAGACATCCTCGCGGTGTTCTCCTGGCTCAACGACACGCGCGCGCTGTTCCTGATCCCCAAGCATCGGCGTCGGGCGCCGTGGTTCGTCGTGCTCGAGCCCGCGGCCCACGAGTGGGACGACCACTCGGGCACCAACGTGCGGCTGCTGGCCGAGCGCTCGATGAAGGCCTGCGAGGTCCTGGGCGTCGAGGAGACCCCGTCGAACGCTCACCGGATCATCCGCATCGTCAACGACGCGATTCCCGAGCTGGTGCGCATGCCGCACCGCCAGCCCAGCGAGCACCTGCCGGCCTCCTTCGGGCAGCTCGTGCTGCACGCCGATGGCAAGCCGATCGCCGCGGAGGAGATCCGCATCCCGGACTCGGGCGCCCTGTATGGCTGACGTGCTGTACCTGGGCAAGGGCAAGCGGGCGCGCGGCGAGCGTGACCTGAAGGACCCGGAGGATGTGGGCGGCGGCCTGGCCGAGCGCAACGCGCTGACGACCGGCCAGTCCCCGCACCCACTGGACTCGGCGGAAAACCGGAAGCTGCACCGGCAGCTGCTGTCCTGGTACTACTTCGAGCGCGACCGCCAGTCGGCCAACCGGCTGGACATGGCCATCGATGCCGATATGTACGACTCCCTGCAGTGGGACCCGGACGACGCGGCGTCGGTGATCGAGCGCGGGCAGATGCCGCTGGTCTACAACGAGGTCGCGCCGATGTGCGACTGGATGATCGGCACCGAGCGGCGCAACCGGGTGGACTGGGATGTCCTGCCGCGCGCCGAGGACGACGTCGAGCTGGCCGACGTGAAGACCAAGGCGCTGAAGTACCTCAGCGACGTGAACCATTCGGTGTTCGCCCGCTCGCGCGCCTTCGCCGACGCGGTCAAGGCGGGCCTGGGCTGGATGGACATCGGCGTGCGCGACGACCCGACCGCCGAGATCCTGTACGACAAGTACGAGAGCTGGCGCCAGGTGCTGCACGACTCCACGGTGCAGGACCTGGACCCCAGCGACGGCCGCTACATCTTCCGCTGGCGCTGGGTCGACGTCGACCTGGCCAAACTGATGTTCCCGCAGCGCGCCGACCGGATCGACGCGGGCATCGAGCTGATGAGCTACCGCAACGACCCGCTGGGCGACGACGAGGAGTTCGGCCCCACTCGGCTCCTGGACGGCGGGCGCCTGGTCAGCGGGCAGACCTGGTCGAGCAGCTCGATGTACAACGAGGACGCGCACCGCGCCCGCATCAAACTGATCGAGTGCCAGTTCAAGATGCCGGCCAAGGTCAAGATGGTGGCCGACGGTCCGTTCCGCGGCGCGTTCTTCGACCAGCGCGACCAGCGCCTGGCGCAGCTCGTCGGCGAGTACGGCAACAACATCATCGACAAGATCGCGCTGCGCGTGCACTGCGCGGTGATGACCGAGTCCGACCTGCTGGGCCTGGGGCCTAGCATCTACCGGCACAACCGGTTCAGCCTCACACCGATCTGGTGCTACCGCCGCAGTTCCGACGGCATGCCCTACGGGATGATCCGCCGGGTGCGCGATGTGCAGAAGGACCTGAACAAGCGCGCCAGCAAGGCACTGTGGCTGATGAACACCAACCAGGTGTTCATGGACGAGGGCGCGAACGACGACATCGAGGAGGTGCGCGAGCAGGCCCAGCTACCCGACGGCGTGCTGGTTAGCCGGGTCGGCAAGCGCCTCGAGGTCCGCCGCGACACCGACCAGGCCACCGGGCAGCTGCAGATCATGGCGATGGACGCGCAGTCCATCCAGAAAAGCGGCGGGGTCGAGAACGAGAACCTCGGCCGGCAGACCAACGCGACCAGCGGCGAGGCCATCCGCGCCCGCCAGCTCCAGGGCTCGGTGGTCACGACGGAACCGTTCGACAACGAGTCGTACGCCGTGCAGATCCACGGCGAGAAGGCCCTGAGCCTGATCGAGCAGTTCTACACCGCCGAGAAGGTGTTCCGCCTGACCGGCGCGCGCGGCGCGATCCAGTGGGTCAAGGTCAACCAGCCCGAGGTCCAGGCCGACGGCAGCGTGCGCTACCTGAACGACATCACCGGCTCGGCTGCGGACTTCGTGGTGCGCGAGCGCGACTACGCCGGCACGCTGCGCCAGGTGATGCTCGAACAGATGACCGCGATGGCGCAGAAGATGCCCGACCCGGGCCTGGCGCTGCGCGTGTTCATCCGCGCGATCGAGTTCTCCGACCTGCCCAACAAGGACGACCTGGCCAGCGAGCTACGCCGGCTCATCGGCGACCGCGACCCCAATCAGCAGATGACGCCGGAGGAGCAGCAGGCCGCCGAGCAGCAGGCCCAGCAGCAGGCCGAGGCGATGGAAGTGCAGCGCCAGATGGCGCTGGCCGCGCTCGAGGAGCAGCGCGCCAAGGTGCGGGAGGTCAACGCCCGCGCCGACGAGCTGCAGGCCAAGGCCGAGGCGGCGCGCATGGGTGGCGGCGACAACCTCGACGCCGAGCGGCGGTTCGACGCCGAGCTGGTCAAGGTGCGCGAGGCCTTCGCCAACGAGCTCGACAGCATGTCGGCCAAGCTCCAGCAGGCCCAGCAGGAAGCCCGCGAGAAGATTACCGCGATCAAGGCCGACAAGGACACCGCCATCGAGGTCGCCCGCATCCAGATGGAGCAGGCGCTGCGGGTCGCGGAGATCCAGCGCGAGAGCGATGACCGGCTGGACAAGATCGCCCAGCGCTTCGAAAAGCTGAACGACTCGACGCTCAAGCGGATCGAGGGCCTGCACAGCAAGGTGAAGGACGGCGAGCGTGACCTGGAATCCAAGATCAAGGACGTGCAGCGTGAGGCCAAGGCCGCCGCGACTGCCGCGCCTGCTGCCGCACCTGCCGCGGCCGCTGCGCCCGTCGCTGCTGCTGCGCCTGCTCCGGCTCCCGCTGCTGCGGCCCCGGCCGCACCCCTGGCGGCGCAGCCACCGACTGTCGCTGCCATCGTTGTTCCCGCCGGCGCCGCGATGCCCGCGGCCCGTGGGATGCGGCGCGTGGTGGCGCGCAAGAACGCTCAGGGCCTGGTCATCGGCGGCACGGTGATGCACGCCGACGGAACCACGGAAGCGCTCACGGTCGAACGCACCGAAGACGGCGGCCTGGAGATCGTCATCGGCTCCGACGAGGCCGAGGACGCCGCCGAGAAGTCAACCGCCACGCGCCGCAAGGCGCCACGCAAGAAAGAGTAGGGGGAAATGGGCGACAGCTCGGTTCCGAGCGACTTCGACGAGGCCCGTTCGCCGGTGAGCCACGAGGCCATCATGGCTGCGCTGGTCAAGGCGAGCCATCGCACCGACGAGTGGCGCAAGAGCGTCGAGAGACGCATCAAGCACGTCGAAGACTCCCAAGGCGCGATGCTGAAGGAGTTGCAGGCCAACACCGTCGAAACCGTGGCCGCCCGCGCAGTCATCACCGACGTGCGCGACGCGATGACGACGGCGCGCACGCTGCGCCGCGTGGTGATCTGGTTCGGCGGACTGGCCGCCGCGGTGGCCAGCGTCTGGGCGCTCTACACGCAGGCGGGCGGGAAATGACCGCCGTCGCACCAGATCCCGCGCTACCGTGGCCGCTGCCCTACGAGTCGGTCGCGCTGATCGCCGAGTTCGAAGGCCTGCGGCTGGTGGCCTACCAGTGCAGCGCCGGCGTCTGGACGATCGGCTGGGGCGAGACCGACGGCGTGCGGCCCGGCGACCGCTGCACCAAGGAACAGGCTGACCGCTGGCTGCTGGAAGACCTCGAGGAGCGCGTGCGCGCCGTGCGCGACGCCTGCACGCTGCCGCCGACCGACGCGGAGCTCGGCGCGATGGTGAGTCTGGCCTACAACATCGGCATGGGGTGGGACCCGAGCAAGCCCAAGCCCAGGGGCGCGAAGGACGGGTTCCGCCAGTCCACCGTGCTGCGCCAGCACAACGCCGGCAACCACACGGCCGCCGCGCGCGCCTTCGGGCTGTGGAACCAGATCACCAACCCGACCACCGGGGTGAAGGAAGACGACAAGGGGCTGACGGCGCGCCGCGCGCGCGAGACA